AGGACACACTGTCTTCTAATAATGTACTTTATTCTGAAGACATTGTTCAAGCCTCGCAACAACCTCATGTGTATTTGAATCCTACTACTTCTCATGGTGGTGAGATCACATGTCCATTCTTTTATTATAAGAATTGGTTTAATGTACCAGATGAGGATTGGACTGATGCTGGTCAAATGACTTTGAGATCCATGACCACTTTGGAACATGCTAATGGTGCTACTGATAGATGCACTATTTCCATTTTTGCGTGGGCAGAAGATGTTGAAATGGCTGTACTCACATCTGACGAACCCACTTCTCTTGTTGCACAATCCGGTGTTGAATCTGAGATTGATGAGGCCAACAGGAAAGGTATTGTTTCTGGTCCCGCCACTGCCGTTGCCAATTTTGCAGGTGCATTGGCTACAGCTCCTATTATCGGTCCTTTTGCAAAAGCAACCGAAATGGGAGCTAGAACTACAGCGGATATAGCTAAGATTTTTGGCTATTCACGTCCTGCACAAACTGAGAATCCTGCAGGATTTAAGCCAGTTGCCACTTCTAATATGGCACTTGCTACTGTCCCAGATGGTATTCAAAAGTTATCCATTGATGATAAACAAGAATTGTCAATTGATCCAGCTCTTTCGGGAGTTGGTGGGTCTGACAATCTTGCTATTAAAAGCATTGCTCAGAGAGAATCTTATATTGGTCAATGGACTTGGGTGGAAGGTACAGCACCTGAAACCTCAATTGGATCTTTGCGTGTAGATCCTTGTATCTACGCTGATATTTCGCGTGGGGGAGCTGCATCTGCTAGCCTCCCAGCTTGCGCTGTAGCAGCTTTACCTTTTAAGTATTGGACAGGAAGTATGAAATTTAGATTTCAAATCTGCTGTTCCAATTTTCATAAGGGAAGATTGAAGATTGTTTATGATCCCAATACACAAGCTTCAAATGAGTATAATACAAATTATACTCAAATTATTGACATTGCCGACCGCACAGATTTCACTGTGGAAGTTGGAAATGGTCAGGAGCGTACATTGCTCACACATTGCATTCCAATTGTGAATGCTGCTACTAACGTCTTTACGATTAGTAGTACCCCTCTCGCAGCTCAGTCTTATGGAAATGGTACATTGACTTGTTATATTGTCAATGAGCTCACTTCTCCTACTACAGCAGCACAAACAGTAAAGATTAATGTTTTTGCAAGTGCTGGTGAAGATTTTGAGTGTTTCGTGCCCAGTGATGAAATTACAAATTATGTTTTCAAGCCACAATCTGGACTTGAACCACAGTCCGGACTCACTGATATGAACGGAGGACTCAACGCTGAGGAAATGAATGCCGAGGAGGAGAGTGCTCCTGTGCATACCCAAGCTGATGCTTTGGGTCCTGGCAAGACAATTGATCAAAGATTGAATCTTGTATACACTGGCGAGAAATGTGAATCATTCCGCCAATTGTTGAAAAGGTACAATCTTTCACAATCTCTTACCTATATTGATAATGCTGCTCAGGCCAGAATTCATTCTGGACGACGCAGTATGTATCCCATGTTGCGTGGAAATGTGTCCGGCGCTGTGCATACAGCAGTTGGGCCCGCTTCCTACAATTATGCAAATACTGTACTTTTGCATTGGGTTACTAAATGTTTCAGCGGATGGCGTGGGGCCATTCGCTGGAAACTTGTGCCTCGAGGTGATTATGATGAATTTTCACCCTGTAGGCTTGAAGTCCAGAGAGCCCCTGAAGGTCAGGTTGAATATTCTCAATCCACCAACGGTGCTCTTTTCTATGGATCACTTAGTCAAGCTGCTCATTCAGCCGTTTCTTTTAATACCGCTGGTGTTCCTTCAGCAACTAAGCCATTCTCAGGACTACGTGGAGTAGTACTCTCCACTTCAAATGTCAATCCTACTTTAGAGTTTGAAGTTCCTTTCTACTCTAGATTTAGGTTTGAACCCGGTAAAACAGAAAATTATACTGGAACCGGGATTTACACTGAAAGTTGGGATTACCGCGCTTGGTTGCGTGGCAATACCAACTTCACCATTGACGCATACTGCGCCGCTGGTGAAGATCTTCAGTGTTATATGTGGACAGGTATGCCACCTCTATATTATGAGGCAGCACCACCACCCGCTGTTTAATTAAATAAATTATGCTGTGTAGCCCAGCATGCCGCTCTAGTTCTTTTAGAGAGCGGATGGTTCCGACCGAATAAAGTTTTTAACAGTCTTGAAGTTTTTCAAGCGTAACAACCTTATTTGGTCGTTACGTGGAATTTTTAATTCAAGGGAGTTACAAATTTTAATAGTTGGACCCGCCGTACCTAGTTAACGCATAGGTACCTCGTATGCATATGCCATGCATACGTGTGGG